GCTTTAAACTTAGGGCGTCCAAATCCTACAATAGATACCTGGACACCTTTTTTATTCTTTTTAAATGCACGAAGCTGTCTGCAGGCCTCTCCGCCATTTCTCTGACTTCCCTTTTTGCTGCTTGAAGTATTTCCTTCAATGCACCATACTGTTCCATCCTCATTATCTTCAACAACAATTCCAACATGTGAAATTCTGTCTACCCCATCTCCAGGGAAATCAAAATAGGCTATATCTCCTGGCTCTGGGTCTGCAACATCTACATCAATCCATCTTCCAGACTTTTTAAATGCCGCCGCTCCTCCTGGCGTATAAACAGTATTTGGAACCTTGACACCAGCTTGATCTGCACACCACATTACAAATGATCCGCACCATGGCTGGAAATTAGCTTTTGTAAATGCACCATACTTAGTCTCATTATCTTTTGGACCTTCAATATATCCAACTTGAGATTTAGCAACTTGAATTAAACGAGCAGCACTTCCTTTAGGAGCCTTTGCTGTTTCTTCTGGTACTGGAAAATTATCTGACATTTTAATCTTTATCCCATTCTGTGTCTACTGGCTGCTCTGCTGGCATTTGATCGTTAGGCTTTGCATCAAGACGAGCTCTAACGGCATCTGCTTCTACTTCAGCCTTCAATTCATTAATTTCTAATTCTGATTCAAGCTTTTTATCTGCTTGAGTATTCTTGGCATCAATTTCTTTATTTGCCATTTGTGCTGCCATGACGTCTTTAGCACCACTTTGTCCAATCAATAAACCAGCTAATGTACCTGTAATGAATGTTGCTACGCTACCCAATACATTGAAAAACATTTTATCATTTTCTGATTGTGCTCCGATTGGTTGAGTTACAAATATAAGGGCATACAAAATGCCCAACGATGTACATAAAAGAATAGTTCCTAATGTAATTCCTAAAATAAACTTCAATCTTGCATCAAGATCTGCTGGTGTTAATCTCTCTCTAGCCATTCTTTTCCTTTGACTTCTGGTACTCATCCCATACTTCCTGTCCAACTAAATCTCTAGAACAGGTTCCAGTAGTTTCACAAATTGGTGGATTACATTCTGCCTTTTCCCAGTTTGCTGGGTCTTGGCATTCATAACGGAATGAACCATCAAAGTTACACGATGTAACTGTGAAGGCTAGCATAAGGCTAGCTAATGAGGCACCTAATTTTCTCATGCCTCCATTATATCATTTTCTATTCTTCTTTTCGAAGGGGTATTGTAGCAAGCCAAATAATGGTTGCAACCAAGGTAGCTATTCCTACCACTTGCTGGGCCGTTCCTGTGAGGGTCAACCATGCAATAAAAAATCCAAGGAGGGTCCATACTTGAGCAATACTTTCTTTTACAGCCTCCCATAGATAATTTAGGATACCTTTAATTATTTTCATTTTATCCTCCTAGTCATGGCTGCTGCCACAATATTTGATGCGATAATTACTGGCACAATTACTTCCTGCGCCTTTTCTCTTTGATCATCTGTCATATCTTTACCCCATTCTGAAGGGCTAAGAACTTTTTCTAAATCTATATTTGTTAATGCTCCTATTGGATTCTCTAAAAATGCTTCAGCTTGAACTTCTGAAACTGCATCTGCCAAAGTATATGGCATTGGAGCTTCTGCATTTAATTCTGCTTTTTCAGCAAATGTTGATAATGCTTCTGCTACCGCTTCATTTGTTTTTGCTAAATTTGCAACCAAGACAATTTCTTCTTGATTTATTCCAAGAGTTTTAGCCACAGCAAATTCTTGTTCTGGTGTTAAATTAGCGAGAGTATCTTTATTTGTTAAATCAGATAATTGTTTTAACAAATCATCTGTATTCTCTTTTTGAGGGATATCAGGAAATACAGGATCCTCTGGTGTAATTATTTCTGGCTCAATAACTACAACTTCTGGTTCTGTGGTAGTATTGGACGGTGATGGAATTGGAGAAGGTTCAGGCTCAGTTGGCTCTGGTGTCGGAGTTGGAGTTGGACTTATATCCGTTATCTGAGGTGAGGGCTCTGGTGAAGGCTCAACTGTGGGCTCTGGAGATGGGTCTGGAGTTGGCTCTGGTGTCACACTTATTTCAGGTGTTGGAGTTGGAGTGGGTTCGGCTGGTTCAGTTTGCACAGGAGATGGTTCGGGAGTAGGTTCAGATTGTAAACTTGCAATAACATTTGCAATTAAATTTGCAGTAACTCTCATTTCTTCTTGTACTTCTAACTCTTCTTCTGTTGGACCAACAACTATTGGCTCAGATGACAATGTTGGCGTTGAAGATCCTGGTTGAATCTGTGTTGCTCCCCATGCCTCTAATGAAACAACTTGACCATTATGCAATCTAACACCAGTTCTTAAATTAGGATATTCTGGTCCTTGATAACTATATGATACAGATATTCCGCCATTATTTGTAATAGCAACTAATATATTTATATTACTTGGAACTGGCGCACTCCATTGTCCAAATGGAATTGCTTGTAAGTTTATTTGAAATCCACCTTCTGAATACATAATATCTAATCCATTTGGAGCAGATCCTATTCCTGGATACCAGTCCATAGAGTATAAAGAAATGGATGGAGTAGATGGATAATCCCAATATGTTCCGTCTGGTTGTCCAAATGTGATTACTGAATTTGTTGTTGCATAAATATTTGAATATTGTACCCCGTCAAAAGTCACGGTAGTTGCAATAGGAATTTGATAAGAAATATCATCGCCAGAACATGTTTCCATTGTATGAACTGTAGGCTCTGCGTCGCCCTCATATGCCGCCGCTATAGTTTGTGACTGAACGTAATTTATGCAAGTTGCATAAGCATTTTGCGGAACAAGAAAAAACCAGCTAAATCCAAGAATAGCGGCTAAAGATAATCTCCATAACTTTGTTCCAGTCAACTAAGTACTCCTTGTTATAAATCTTATAACAAGTTAATTATAACATGTAATTACTTAGCGTTATCTGTTTTGTAAAAGCCAGAACCTTTAAACTGAATGCCGAATGTGCCAAACTGTTTGACCATCGCTGCTCCGCATTTTTCACATAGCTCTGTAACTGTTGCATCACTGATTGGTTTGTGAATCTCTTTTTCATGTTCACAAATGATGCATCTGTAATCGTATGCTGGCACTTCGTCTCCTTAAATTTTAATGAGCAGTTTAGACACATGCTCAGGTGTATCCCAAGGCGTAACTATTAGCCCGTGTCCATTTACATGGACAGAACTATTATACCTTATTTGACCTTGATTGTCTTTGGTTTCTTTTCTTCAGGAACAACACGATCTACATCAATATGTAGCATGCCATTCTTAAATTCAGCTCCAATAACTTCCATATATTCTCCAAGAGCAAATGTTCTTGTGAATTTACGGCCTGCGATTCCTTTATGAAGTACTTCGCCAGTTTCCTCAACTGTGATCTCTCCCTTAACAATAAGAGTTTGATTATCTACAGAAACTTCAATATCCTTTTTATCAAATCCTGCCACCGCTAAAGATACACGATAAGAATCTTCGTCTACTTTAACAATATTGTATGGTGGAAAAGACTGGGCCGTAGCCTCTCTGTGGATATTGTTTAGTCTTTCTACTTCACGATTGAAGCCAATAAAAAATGGATCTCTAAAAAGATCCATTGCAAATGTATGTACCATTTTATTCCTCCTTTAAGCGAATAAATTAATATGTGGGCCCCGATAGGCGACCCACATATATTATAGCAAATACTTTTTTATTAGTAAATCTTCTTTTTCTTATCTTTCATTTTTTGGGCATCTGCTTCTGAGGCATATAGGGCTCTCATATGAGCCTTTGCTTTTGACTCAGAGTCATGGCATCCTACTAATTCGCCACCCTCTTTTACAACTGCGTATCCTCTGCAACCTGCAGCATTTCTTTTAATGTTCCAAGGCATATATTCTCCTAATTGTTTGGAGGCTCAGGTAGATCTATTTGAATAAGACCCATTTCCTTTGCCAATTTTTGTCCCTCTGGACTAATGTGCAACATGGCTTCTAAGTCTTCATTATATTCCACTTGCATCAAACCTTTTTCATATAATTTTAAAAGAGATTCATCAACATATCTGATGTGAGCTTCCCATAATTCTGGAGCAACTTCTTTTGCTTTTTCGTGTATGGCAAATATGAGTTCACCTTTTTCATCCACGCCTTCTATTGTTATAGCACCTATTTCTAGATAGTGCTCTAGCTCCATATCTTCATCTCTTTCTTCGTCCATACCTATATTATACTCGACTATTGTATAGTACCGTCTTCGTTCTTGTCTATAGTATTTTCTACAAGTTGTTGGACATAGTCAGAAAAATGCTTTCTAATATTCCCTGGTGGCCTAGCCCCCAAAGACTTCCAAAGCCTCTTATATTCAACAACATTTGCAAAAGTAGTAGGACAAAGAACGTATCCAGCATACTCTTTTAAGGTAGTAGGCAGGGGAACATGTTTTCCACAGCACTTGCATTCTTTAGCTTTATCTTGATATATACTCATAGTATTTCCATTCCATCTAGTACGTCCGCCAAATTTGAAGGCATTCTTGGTGGCCTAATTACATTTACTCTTACTTCCTCATCATCTCTCGATTGCTTACGAATTAAAGAATCGTAAGTATGAACATCAATTTCTTGGTTAGTCTCAAATTTACTTCTGCTAATAGCATTGTATATTGACCCACATACTGCATCCGCCAAATCTTTAGACCCTTTACGTGGATGGTCTACTTTATCACGCATAATTTTAAGCTGCAATAATTCATCTATAAGTAAAGGAATATGAGGCCCCGATAATCTATCCTCTGCAACTATCATAGCCATATCATCATAATGTTTTTTAGCAACTGATAGCGTCTCTGTATTGATACCGTATTGTTTTAACTGTTGCATCATGTCATGAGAATTCCAACGATCAAATGTGCATACTCTTATTTTAAATCCTTTTGTTCGTAAAGACAATATGTAATCTTTAACCTCAGTAAAGTCTACAGACTTATCTGCGGTTGGTGTCCAATATCTGACTGCATCTACTTCTACAATTGGGGCAGGTTGCGAGTAGGTATCAGTTACCTTTACATTAACCCATTTTTGAACATGAGCCATAGATACAGCGCAATGGTCATGCTTTTGTGCAAGATCAACATGTATAAAATATTCTTTATCAGGATCTGGCGCAAACCAATTTTCAAATCTACCAAAATTATCTACTGCTAATCCAATATTGTTAAATGCCTTTTCAATTTTTTCTCTTGACTTGAAGAAAGCATCTATTGCTTCTGGTGGCATGCAAGCAAATCTTCCTAGAGCATCTGGCATATTTTTATAAAATTCTACCTTGAAATCTTCAATTTTTTTTGTTGGATTGATTTCCCATGTAGGTCTTTTAAGAGCATATACCTTCGGTATCGTATATGAAATGATGTGGTCTTCTTCCCATTCAACAACTACCTCGTTGCCCTCTGTGCCGTCTGGCAAATCCTCGTCCATTTTTAATGTTTTAGTTTTAAACACTGTTTCTTTTTCTGCTATTGCTGAATCATAGAACTTTTGTATTGGGTCATTTTTAAATCGTGGGAATGACAACAATATGACTTTGCCGTAGTCTGGAAAACGAGATACAACAGATCCTCTATACATATCATATATAGCATCTGCTGTTTTGGCCTGATCATGCCCCGTGGTATTCTCTGTAGCAAATCCTGAAATTTCATCTAGAATAACTGCTATTACGTTGTACCCTTCCCATGCCTCACGTTCGGAGTGTCCAGAATGTACCGTTATAGCTTTATTAAATTTCATTTCAGAAGCCTTAGCCTCATACTTACCAATAAACCAAGGCGATCTATCTATTCGTGTTTTAAATCCTTTGAAGAAAACATTGTTGGCCTGCTGTGCATTTATAGCAATATTAAGAATATCTATCGAATCCCCAGGCGGTTTTCCATAATATGTTGCAGGATCTTTTAGGCATAGAAGTAAATATACCATATATGATACTGCTATTGTTGAACAATAATCTTTTCCGCTACCTTTTCCTAATTGTGCAATTACTTCGTTACATGTTTGCTTGTAGCGACGGCGACCTTCATCTTCTCCAAATAATTTGATAAGAGTGGATTCTTTATAGACTTGTGAGCTTTTTTCGATGAGCGTATATTGGTACTCCGAAAGTTGGGGTAGTCCGAGATAGTCTGGGCTTGTAACGAATGTTCGTAAATCGACTGGTCTTTCATCAAATTCCTCTCCATCTAGGATATCAATGAGATCATTAAAATTAAGATCCACTAGCTTCCTCTGCGTCAATTACAACTGGTTCAACTACTCC